TATTAAAGCTCCACCATTGTCAATTAACCAACCCCCAAAACTTCTATTAGGGTCATTCCACCAAGAAGGAAGAGCTGAATATGTTTGTTGAATATAAGCAAACTCTTCTAATCTTTTAGGGTCATCTTCTCCAAATACATTAGACATATCCATTCCCATAGATACAGTATTCATATTTCTCCAAGACCTATCATTATAAAAATAATCTAATAGGTCAGCACTACTCATAGAATGAAATACACTACTACCTTCTCTATAAGAATAATAAGATTTTAAAGTGTCATAAAATTTTTCTGTTTGTATTTCATCTAAAGCGGCTAAACCACTATCAGGTTTATTTAAACCTAGCGTACCTGCGGTATATGAACCGACATCATCTATTTTAGTGCTAAATTCAGCCATTATTTATTATTCCTTTGGTTGTAATACTAATTGAATCATTTGGTCTACTAAATCAGTTGTTATTGTATAACCGAATTGTGTAGTTAAATTAGTAGCTATATCATTCTTCAATTTATCAAAATCTTTTTGTTCAATAGTTTTAAGTATATCTGCATTAAATATATTATCAAATATACCTGACTCTGCTAAATATGTTGGTAAATTTTCATTAATAAATCTTATTTTACTTTCTTCATCAGATTCACCCCACGCACTATCTTCCCCCGTAAAAGGTATTCCTGCGAATGAAGGGTCAAAGGCTTCTCTAAGTTTTGCCATTAATGGTTTAAATGCCGCAGAGTTATCTTCAATAACTTGTAAAGCAGATGTAACAGCTTCATTAACTCCAACTGCACTATATGTCTTCTGTTTCTCAGCTTCTATTGCCAGTTCTTTTTGTATTTCTTCTTCATATACTGTAAACGCATCAAGATTAGGAGAGACATTATCAGGAGTAAATGATTCAACTAGAAGTGTTCTAAGTTCATTCATAAATTTACTACGTTCTGTAAATGTAGGTTCTGTTCCTGCATCTTTGTGTCTTTTCTCAAAGGCTAAAATTTCTACATTCATATAAGCCTCAGCATTAGCTTGAGCTAAATAAGAATTTGGTTTTTCAATAAATATAGAACCTACTTTTTCCATATAATTACCTTTAACCGCATTAAGATTCATTTTCTTATAATCTTTATATGTTTGATTAGTTTGGAAAATTGGTAATTTACCTTTTTCTGCATCAGCAGTAAATGTATTATAATAAACTAGAGCCGCTTTCCAATCGTCAGGATTAACGTCTGCTTCTACCATATAGTCCAGTAACGCTTCCATATTTTCAAATTTATCTTTACTTATATCTGAAATTAAATTGTTATAAACTTCAGGAGAAGTATCTTTATAATTCTGAAAATGTGTAAGTTTTTCGTAAGCATTTATATAAGATGGATTACCATATGAAGATAATTTTTTCAAAATTTCTAAATTCTCAGTGTGTGTTCTTTTTCTTGTTTTTGTTTCTCCTGCAATAACTTCATCTACATCAGTCAGAAGTGTAGCTAATAAATTTGAAACATCTTCTTTTTCTAAATCATCTTCTTTTTTTCTTCTATCAGTAGATAAAACTCTTCGTTTATTATTCATTGATAGGATAAGCTCACGAGCTTCTTTAGAATAAGTATTAGATAAAGACCCTAACTCATTACCACCCTTACCTTTTCCTCTTTTTGTTGTTAAAAGTATAAGAGCTTTATCTAAATCTTTTTCACTTGTAGCTGTATCAATAAGCCATTTAACGTGACCCAAAGCAATCTCTTCATTTAATTCATTAGTATCAAAGAAGTACGCTTTACCTGTACCATCAAAAGGCATTTCATCATTAAGTGTCATTAATTGTTTAAAATACTTTCCATTTTGTATATCTTCTATAGTAATCGTAGTGTCCATAAAGTTAATAGCTTTATCAATTTTTACTGTATGTGCGTGTTCAGCTCTCTTCTGAGCATCTTTAATTTTAGCATCAGCCGCCCATTCATTAAATACAGCAGAAAATCCTACTGTAAATTCTTTACTAGCTTCATTAAAATTAGGTAAATATTGTTTCCAATATTCTTCTATAGTTTTTGTTCCATCTTTATAATCATAACCATCATCAATATTTAGATTAATTTGACGTATAGTATTACCCGCTTCAAATCTTCCTGAGTGTGTATCTACAACATTTTGAACATAGTGATTACTTAATTCAGGAAATTCATCATTTAAAATAGCTTTTTGAATCTCTTTTGTTGTCCAACCATTAGCATAAAGCTCGTCCATTTTAGCTCCTGCCGCAGTTTCTTTCTTTTCAATATATTTATCTCCCCAATTATTCATAGCAGGAGTAAGGTCATTTCTTAAAGCAGAAACAATTTGACCCATTTCTGTTGTTCTAGCATCAACGTGTCTATTCAGCCCTCTATAACGTGAACCTATCCACTTGTTAGTCACCTGTGATTTATATTTTGTTGCCATTTAATTATGCCTTTTTATTAAAAAATTTTCTATTTTTGTTTGAACCATAGTCTAATCCTGCTGAAACAATTTGTAATCCTGAACCTAATAAACTAGGTGGGTCAGATGGTCTTATGTTAGCGTAGTTTCTGTGCATAGCCGCATAAGCATCATTTTCAGAATGTTGTAAAGATAACATATCCGCTTCAAAATCAAAAGCTATTTCAGAGAAACCTAAATCGTGTGCTCCACTCATATCTTGCATTACTCTAAGTGAGTTTCCAAATCCTGAGTTAAGAGCCATCGCTTGATTTTTAGCTAATTCTTGTCTTGATGTTAATTCAGCTATAGCTTTTGCTTGTACTGCACGAGAGGATTCATTATCAATTTTAGATAAATCAGCTAAATATGCTTGGTTAGCATTTCGCATACTAACTTCATTAGCGGCTGTATTTCTTTCGTGAACAGCACTTTTATTTTGAAAACTAGCGACAGTTCCTACTACTGCTAACGCTAATTGGGCTTCCGCTACTCCACACATTATTTTTTATTTGTTTCCTTTATCATTAATAAGAAGGGTAATTTCCCCACTCCATATTGTTTAATTTCTTCTTTAGCTTCAAAGCCTAAAAATTGAAGCCATTTTAATGACTTCCAATTTCGCCTATCCACCCAGTTGTATATATAAGTATATCCTTCACTCATTTGTGATACCCAGTAAGGACATTCTTTTATAAATTGTTTTGTATGTTTAAATAAATCTTCACTTGATAATAACCAAGCTATTCCATATTCAGGGTCTTTTGTAGGAGCAACCCCAAACATACCTATAACTCCTTCATTAACTGTTCCTATAATTGTATAGCTTCTACTTTTTTTATAAGTGAAAGGTATAACAAGAGCTTCTAAAGGCGATGAACCATTTGATGCTCTTATCTCTTCCCTATCTGCTATACGCATTTTAGGTGCTAATTGTATTGCGTCAGCTAATATCGCAGGACGCACATAGTTTTCTTTTTCCATTATATCCTATTTGCTCGGTTATGATAATAACCTTCTACTTCAGCACTTGCTACATACATAGGTAAGTGTGAACTAGATTTAATGTCAAAAGTAAAATCGGTATTTCTACATTGTATTGGTACTTTAATTGTTCCTGAATGTAATGCAGGAGAACCAATGGTACTTCCTGAAGTTCCAAGAACATATCCGTTCATTACAGTTGTAGATGTACTTCTGTTTTCAGGTGTAACTTCTGCTGTGAAGAATCCTGAGTTTTCGTAAGTTAATGCTATATTTCTAATTTGATAACGACCTGTAGTTATTGCTAAAAGTCCTCTACCAGTATTTTCTCTAACATATTGTTGAGATAAAGTATACTTAGATTCGTAAGGTGTTCCTATCCATAAGCTAGTATGATTACCAACTAACGTATAAGAAGGAGCAACAAAATTTGTAACAGCTAATCGTGTAGGGTCAGAAGAAGTTACAGTTAAATTTGAATCTCCTGCCACTGCTCTTGTAACTGTAATAATAGGTGTTCCACCCGCAGGATTTGGAGCTGAATATCCCGCTAAATTATTAATACCAAGAACTCCACCACTTCCTACAGCAATATTATCTGCTACATCATCATTCGTTCTTGAACCACCAACTGAAAATTCTAAAGCTGAAGCAGGGTCACTATTAGTAGCTGTCATAGTTGTAGATACACCTGCGTTATCTGTAATTACTATAGTGCTACCTACTGCAATATTTGCCGCATCTGAAACTGTAATTGTGCAAGTTGCATTTGAAGCAGAAGTTAAAGCATAATCTGTTCCATCAGTTTTATCAACTGCAATTAATCCTGTTTTTGCTCCATACGGAGAAGTTAAAGTTGTTAAATCAGTGCCACTTGAATATGTACCTGTTACTGATACCATCTTATCAAGATATACACCAAAACCTAATGTTACATCTTTTAAATTTCTTAAATCTACTTTAAATAATTTTGTTGTTTGTCCTTCAGCCGTAAATAAATAAACATTACTTTCTATTGAAAATCCACCAAGTATTTTAACACCTGTAAATTCCCATTTAGACCAAGCGGTTTGTACTTTTTCACCACCATCAAAGAAATATTTATATATATACATCGTATCAGCATTAGTTGCTGTTACATCTGAACTTGCTGAATAAGGTGCAACCTGTGAATCTGCTGTATCAGAACATAAAATTGCTAGACAATCCTCAACTGTATTACTTATAATTTGATAAGCATTAGTTGGAATTAATGTTTGTACTGAAACTGAAATATCTAAACCATCATTTGTTAATGTATCATCATCAGAATAGTATTCTCTTATTGCTGTATTGTTTGTTCTTGCTTGAGCAAAGTATGCAAACTTTCCTGCTCCTATTGGAGTTACATTATCATCGTGTTCAAAACTTGAAACTTCATTTAAAATAGCAGTCGTAGGACTAATTGTATCTCCTGCGTGGTCAAGTTTATATTGAGCTGTATCTGAAAATAATAATAATGTTTCATTAAATGATACAGAGTTTTTCAAAGTATTAACTTGAGTACCTGAAGCCGCTATATCAATAGGGTCAGTATCTAAAACTTGTGTAACTGTTGTAGCAAAGAAATTAAAATAACTAGCATTTTCAGCTAGAATTAAATTCTCTCCTGATAAAATTCCTAATCTGTTTTTATAAAAAGTTAAATTCTGTATTGTTTTACCTACAAAAGAAGGGTTAGTATTAGTATCTGTTGCATCTCCACAACTTCTATCTGTCCAATCTAATTTTTGAAATGTAAATGTACCATCATTATTATTTATCAATGCGTGAGGCATTGTAGTATCTGTCAAACCTAAACTTGTAGCAGGAGCTAGTGTTTCAGTCCATACACCTGTTCCTTCAAATTTTACATAGTAATCAGAAAGAGTATCTCCTTCATCACCTGTAATTTTAACAATAGTATCTACTTTTCCATAGTAAGGTAATTTTGTAAAATCTTGTACTTTATCTTTAATAGCATACATCGCTGTATCACCTGAACCATCACCAGTTGTTACAGTATAACCTGCATTTCCATCAGTAGGTTTACCATAAAGAACTGAATTGTGTTGTTCAAAAGTAAATTCCGCAGTGATTGGAGCATAATTATTCAATCCTTGTGTACTAGATACAGTTGCTCCTGTATCAACACGAATTGTTTTAAATGCTATTCCATCAGCACTAGCATCATAATGTGCACTTGCAGTACCTAATAAAAGTATATCTATTATTTTAGATGTATCTCTATATTTACTATCTGTAGAAGCATCGTGTCCTGTAGGTACTTGAAATATTACTTCATATCCTTTAGTAAATCCTGCTGTAACAATATCAGGGTGATTAACCCCAACTTTATATTCTCTACCATAATTTGTTGCTTTACAGTAAACGTGAAATTCCTCTATTTTTGCCGCAGATGTTGTACTATCAGCAGTGGGAGTAATAGACTTATTAACAACAAAGGTGTAATCAGCAATATTAACCATACGAAAATCAGCTTTAGGATTAGTAGTATTAAGATATGTATTTCCATCAGGATAAGTGACAGTTTTTTCATTACCCGCCAAATCGTAGACTTTAACTCCATTGTCATAGAACGCACAAATGTAACGATTTGATTCATCTCTTTGAATATTCCATATTTTAGTTGTATTAGGAAAGACATTAGTTGCATCTAATGTAGCGACATATTCTAAAGGTGGTCTCTTTGATAATCCATCTACAATATTATTTTGGAAATTAACTTGGTCTTGACCTTGATTAATTCCTCTTTGAGATGGAGTTTGTTGAGACATACCATTTAGAAAATTAGGTATAGATTGTGAAACAACGCCGCCCATTAATAAGTCCTTCTAGTCCTATTTATTATTGAAAAAGTATTAGTATCTCCTTCTAAAATATTCGCATCAGCACTTCTGCTATCCGCTTGTCTAAAAGAAGCTAATGCTTCTTGTTCATCATTTCCTGCCAATTCAGCTAAGCCTTTATCTCCAATATATCTTGAAGCAAAACGTCTCGCTGATTTAGCGGCTATGTATTGCCTTGCGTATTCAGGGAGTTGTTCAAATTGTTGGACTAAGACTAAGTCCACTGTAGGTAGGGTTGTGCCTGTGCCAAATACATCTGTATGATTATCCATATCGTATAAATAACCATTACGAATGACCAAGTTTTTATCTCGGTATTGTGCAGATGCGTCTGCTTGAACACAGTTAGATGGTAGAGGTACTTTATTATCAGTATCTCTTGTTAATGTATAAGCATAATGAGTGTTGAAATTCCACCCCATAGACTGAATTGACATAGATGTTTCATCTAAAATATTTTTAGCGACAGATACATCGGTAGTTACTGTGCCTGTAATTGCATTTACAGGAGCTTCGCCAATAACTGAAAGCATCTGATTAACTGTTTGTAATTCAGTAGTCGGTGTAATTTGTGTTGCCATCGTCTATACTATTATTGCTATTACTAAGATTACTCCAAAAACAAGAACAATTTTTTTGTGTTCAGTCCAAAAATGTTTTGTTTCAAGAGCTATTGCGTTTATTTTATCTAGCATATTATTTATTATATCCTTTGTTAATTAAAAGTAGAAAAGGGGGATTGCTCCCCCTAATCTATTGTGGTGTAATAAAGAAACTATTACGCTTCTTTAATTCCTACAGCCGCTTCAGGTCTAAGAGTCCCGTGACCCATAGCATATTTAGCGACCATTAATGTACCCTGACGTCTGATGTCATAATCTGACTCAACAGCCAAGTCCATAAGTTTAACAGTACCAACTGCTGAAGGGTGTGAAACAAGAGCTACGAATGTTCTTAAATCCACAGCTTGAGGGGTTGAACCACCTGCTGTAGCTGAACCTGCGTCTACTCCTGAAGTTACATTTGATTCAACAAAATGAGGAACTGGAATTAAATCAATTCCTGCTACTCTTGCAACTTTGCCTTCTGCGATTGAACCTCTACCACTGAAATCAGCATTGATAACGTTTGTAGCGTTTGCTAATTTGTAGTATTCTTCTAATCTAAGAAAACATTTTCTGCCTTCTGCTGGAACATAATTTGCATCTAACTGTTTAGCCGCAGAAAAGATAGCACCTATCATCGCCGTAGATGCAGTTGCGTCTGTTGCTGAAGCTATGTTAGCGTCAAATATGTTACTTGTTACGTCTCCACCTGTTACGTTAGGTGTAGTTCCGATTGCACATTGACCAATAGTTTGTAAAACGTGCTTATCTTTAACAAAAGCTAAAGCTCTGCCAATTTCGGCTGAGTATGCACTTCTTACGTCCCAGTGGTTTTTTGCTTCTTCAATATTTGATAAAAATACTGAAGATGTTAAAAGGTCATTAATTGTAATAACCTTTTCGTTGTGGTTAGCAGTTGAGCCTAAAATTTCTGCTCCTGCCGTATGATAAGCCGCATCAATTCTGCCCATAACTGGGAAGGTTGCCGATTTACCACTAGAGATAGAACGAACCATCTCTGCTCCGCCTGTTTTTGAAGCTCTGTCAAAAGAAGTAAGAACTTCTCCCGCAAAAACTTTTAGAAACAGAGCGTCTTCTGCTCCACCCGCATTAACTTGTCCGAGTGAAACTGGTGTTGACGCCGCCATAATAATTCTCCTTTTTTATGGTTTGTTAATAAAAGCCTTGTACTTTCAGCTTCTTATACTAAATTGTCTTCCCGCAGGAAGGTCAAGTTAATCTACTTATTTTACTTGGCAGTTGCCACGCATAAGCGTTGCACAACTATTTTTTATTTTTCTTCTCAGCTTCTTGAGCCTTATCAAGAAGGTCGTTTATATTCTTGAGAGCAGAATTAGATACAGTTAATTTATCATATCTCTTTTTAATTGTTTCAAGAATATTGTCGTGGTCTCCGATACCTACTGGATTTTTTAAGTAAGTATCAATAACAGAAGTATGTTCAGCAATATCCGCTTCATACTTTTTCTTTAAAGCATATAAAAACATATTACCTCTTCTTCTTTTTGTTTTTTTTCTTCTTCTTATCTTTTTTCTTCTTTTTCTTTTTTGCCATAGGATTATATTTCTCCTTTTCTAAGTTATATTTTTCTTCACTTAGCCAGTCGTCAGCCATATTAGATTTTACTATTAGCTAACTTATTCTTTACTTCCGTTTGATATGCAACATCTTTTGCATATCTAGGGTCAGACATAGCCTGAGTAACTTGTGCCCAAGATTGAAAACCTTGTTCACCACTAGCACTAGCCTTGCCTTCAACCAACTTAGGTTCACTACCTGTTGCTTGTGAGTATCTAGCTTTAAGACCTACTACTGCTAACTTAACAGATTCTAAATCTTTACTATTTACAGCACTATTATATGCTGTCTTCTCAGTTTCGCTTAAATTTTGACTAGCCCACTCAGACATATTATCATACGCCTGTGTTCCACCAACCATTTCTTTAACGCTTGAGGATTGTTGGTCAGCTATTGCTTGTTGTCCTGCAATAAATCTGTCCACATAATCTTTTGGTATTCCTGCTTTTTCTAATGATTTATAAGAACCATCAGCAAGTTTACCCTCTTTCGCATATTCTTCTGATAATGAATCCATATTTAAACCTGCACTATCTACAGCCTTTGTAGCTATATCTAAATCAGATTTAGGTTGTTCTTTTACTTCTGCCTTAGAAACTGGGTCTACTGATTTTTCAGTAGGTTGAGATTGCTCACCAAGTTTTTTTTCTAATTCTGAATATGATTTGACCAATTCATCAACTGAGTTGAATTTTTCAGGCAAACCTTCAGGTTTACTTTGTGTAGGCTTTATCTCTTCCACTGGTTTATCCGCAGTAGTTTCAGCAGGTTGTACTTCTACTCTATCTACCATAATTTATTTCCTTTTATTGTGGTTTAGTTATGTTACTTGCGACAGGAGCTACAGCTTTACCTGCCATTTCCATGACTTGTTGTTGCTGTTGTTGCTGTTGCATTTGTTCTTGTTCAGCCGCTAATTCTTCCTCAGTTTTAATCAAACCTTCCATCTCTATTCCTAAACTTGTAGCGATACGTTTAATTAAATCAGAAGGATTTAACGATTGAACTACTTGTGGATTTATCTGAGCTAAATTTCCTATCTCAGCCACAAATTCTCTTAATTTTTGTAAATCATTTCCTCTACCCAATGCTTCAATTCCTGTAATAATAGTAGGTTGAACTGAATTTTTAGGTAATGGTGGGATTTCTTTAGCTTCTTGCATACGTTTCATTAGTATTTTAACTAATGGAAGTTGAAACTCTTGAGATAGTAATGAATAAACACCACCCATACTTGTTTCTAATTGCTCAGCCATATATCTAATTTCTTGAGCTGTCACTCTTTCAGCATCTCTTTGAATTGCTGTGTGTAATAAGAAAGCATAAGACATACGCTCTTCTAACTTAGCTATGCTTCTTTCTACTACTTGTAAATCATATTGTTTTTGAGCTTGTAATACAGTAACATCTTCAGCACTACCAGTAATAATGTCACCATTTCTAGTAAGTGATAAATCTCTTTTCTTTGTTACAGCATTAGGTCTAACCATGAATACAATTTTAGAAGAAGCCGCCGCACTTTCAACAAGTGCTTGAGACAATCCTTCTAATGATTTTAAATCTCCCAAAAATTCTTCTACATATCCTCTGCCGTAATCTTCAGAATCAACTCTAACCATTCTCAGAGCTTGATAAGGAAGTAGCTCTTTAGTGAAATTTCCTATTGATTCAGGAATTTTCATTCCATTTACTTCTTGACAAATATAATATTTATCATTTTCTAATTTATAAAGGTGTGTATATAATTCTACATCTTCATCTTTTTTATAGTCTGCATCAACTATAATTTTACCTCTTGTAACTTCATCTAAACTTAATGGACTTACAACTTCTCTAATAACAATTTCTAATATATTTCCTGAAGCATCTCTATTACATACATATTGAGTAATAGGAAACACTCTCATTGTTCCATCTTTAGGAAGATAAGTTAAAACATTTCCTGCTACAATTAGATGTTTAAGAGCTTCAAATACGCTCACTCTTAAAGCTAACTGTTCAATCTTTTTAGATACTTCTCTTTCAATACCCGCTAATGATTTTTCTATTTCAGTTTTTAATTCTTTTTGTTGATTTAATTCCTCTTTTGTTTTTCCGCTAACTGATAGTCTAAAAAAAGGGGAATTAGGTGGGAGCAATAAAAGAAGTAATTTTGAGGCTAAGTTATTTACGCCTCTAGCTCCTACTGATTGGAAGGGATTGTATAATTTACTGGAATTTGAAAAACCTTCAGGTGTGACTAAAGAAGAGATAGTTAATTCGCTACATTCTTGTGCTCTATCTACAAATTTTTCTCTGTTTTCTTTTAATTTTAAATATCGTTCTTTTGCTGTAGGATTAACCTGCATTATCGTATCGTTGCTCTTTTTAGTTGCCATTTATATCCTTAGTTATTAAGCTGAGTAGTTTACGCCTGAATCTGCTGTAGCAGTATTCAATGCTAATCCAGTAGTCAGAGCTGTTTTGCCGCTTTTTATAACTCTTTTCTTTTTCTTCTTCATATCTTTATCGGCAGTTACTAACTCAATAGGTCTTTCCACTGCTTCTACTGCTTGAGAAACCACTGGTGCGGCTACTCTTTGAATAGGTGCAGAAGGGGCTTTTGGTGCTGATAGGCACATATTATTTTTCTATCCTCTCTTTTAACGTGTTAATAAATCTTACCACATCTCTTTGACCTGCTTTAAAATAAACTGTCTTCATATCATCTTTTACTTCAGGTGATTTTTCAGGGTACAGTTCATTCAAAAGTTTAATCAAGTCATCAACTTTTTGTGGTAAAACTAAATCTTTATCCATATATTATTCTTCTAAAATGGGCACTTTAGTCCCACAAGCTCCCCGTTATAGTTCCTTTGTTATATTCTGTTGCTCTATTTTCAAAGAAGTTAGCGTGTTCAACACCATTCAATACCCAGTCTAACCAACCTAAAGGGTTATGTTTAACTCCATAATTAGGCTTTAATGATAACTGAAGCAACCTTCTATCAGCTATATATCTGATATATTCTTTAACTTCTTCTGCTTTTAATCCTCTAATACCACCCATTTCAAAAGCCAAATCAATGAATTTATCCTCTAGCTCTACCATGTCTCTAGCTGTTTGATAGATACTCTTCTTAAATTTTTCTGTCCAAATCTTAGGATTTTCTTTCACCAATGTTTTAAATAATTTAATCATACTTTCAACATGATGAGTCTCATCTCTAATAGACCATGTTACTATCTGACACATACCTTTCATTCTGCCATATCTTTGAAAATTTAATAGCATAACAAAGGAAGCGAATAGTTGTAAACCTTCTCCAAAAGCGGAGAAACAAGCTATGTCTCTAGTTAAACCTTCAACTCCTTTACCTTTATCTTTAAATAAGTAGTCATGTTTATTAGCCATTTCCTTATACTCCTGAAAAGTTTTATAATTTGTAAGCTCAGGAGTTCCAATAGTATCATTTAATAATGAATAAGCATGAGCATGATTAGCCTCAGCAGTAGCAAAAGAAGACAACATCATTCTAATTTCAGGGGGTTTAAATTTAGGTATATAATTATCAAGATAGGCTTGAGCTATATCTACATCTCCCTGAGTAAAGAATTTTAATATTTGATTAATTAAATTTTTCTCTTCAGTAGTTAAGCGTTCATTCCAGTCTCTAACATCTTCATGTAGCGGAACTTCGCTAGGTAGCCAGTGCATTTTTTGTTGTAAATTATATGCTTCAAAAGCCCACTCATAATCAAAGGGTTTATAATATATTCTTTCTTTAAATAAACTCATCTTAAAAATAACTCAATCGCTTCTATTACAATTAATATTCCCAATTCAATCACTAGAATGGTGTGATAAATAGTCCATAAAACTGTTTGTTTTTCTATTTTCTTTATTACGCTTCGCATGATAAACACTCCGCCTCAGGAATAATAGTACGTTCTATCTTTTGAGATACTAACTCCGCTCTTTTTATTGCTTCAGACCTACAATAATAAAGAGTTTTTAATTTACGTTTCCAAGCTAACATGTGTATATCATGTAACTCTTTTATATCTACATCAGCAGGAACAAAAACATTTACGCTTTGTCCTTGACATATATACTTCTGCCTGTCTGCGGCATGTTCTATTATCCACTGTTGATTTATCTCAATAGCAGTTTTAAAAATATCTTTTTCATAGTCCGACAGCTCTTTAAGATGCAAGACCGAGCCTCTGCGAGAGACAATGGACGACCATATATCATCATTGTTTATACCTTTCTTTTCTAAAAGTTTTTCTAAATATTTATTCTTAACTAAAAAAGAACCTGACATTGTTTTTTGAACATAAGCATTTGCTCTGTAAGGTTCTATTGAGGGAGAAGTAGTCCCACAAATTATTGAAGATGAAGCGTTAGGTGCAATAGCTAATAAGTGTGCATGACGTAATCCTGTGCCTTCCATGTCAGGAGCTTCACCTCTCTTAACAGCTAATCTTTTTGATTCAGCTACAGCTTCTTCTTTTATTTTTTTAAACATTTGTAAATTTTTTGATTTGGCTAGTGCCGATTGGAAGGGAATTTTTTGTTGTTGAAGATAGGCATGAAAACCCATAGCTCCTAGTCCTATACTACGCTCATTGTTTGCACTGAATCTTGCTCTGAATAATTCTTCAGGTGCATAATCTATAAAGTATTGTAGTACATTGTCTAAGAAACGAATTATATCAGGAATAAATAAAGTATCCCTTTTCCATTCCTCATATTTTTCTAAGTTAAGGGAAGATAAACAACAAACGGCTGTTCGTGTTTCATTGGTAGGTAAAGTAATTTCAGTACAAAGATTAGAGTGATTAACATATAATCCTAATTTCTTTTGTTGTTCAGGTAGAGCTTCATTCACTGTATCAATAAAACAGATATAAGGTTCACCTGTTGCTACTCTAGTCTCTAAAATTTTTTGCCACAAATTTCTTGCAGAAACAGTGCGGACTTTTTCTTTTGTATGTGGGTCAATTAAATCCCAACTGTCATCAAAGGTTGGTTCGTTTTTACAATGGTCAATCAACTCCATAAATTGATTAGAAAGATTTACGCCATGATGTAAGTTCAAACATTTTCTATGTATATCACCGCCACTAGGTTTTCTCATTTCTAAAAATTCTATTATCTCAGGGTGGTTTATATCCATGTAAGCGGCATAACTTCCTCTTCTAGTTTTTCCTTGAGAGAACGCCATGATTTCAGAATCAACTACATGTAAAAAAGGAATAGACCCTGAACTCTGACTTCCACCTGAAGTCATTGTACCATCAGACCTAACATGTCCCCAGTAGCCACCAATTCCACCACCTACAGAAGCCAACCATGCGTTTTCTGTGTAGTGCCTTGTTAATCCTTGTCTACTATCACCAACATAATTTAAAAAACAAGAGATAGGCATACCTCTTTTAGTTCCTGCATTACTTAGTATAGGAGTAGAAAACATAAACCAAAGGTCAGAAGCATATTCATAAATACGTTCAGCCATCTCTTCATTATCTGAAAAGGCTTTTGCCGCTCTCATAAAAGCATCTTGTGGTGATGTTTCATCAGGCAATAAGTATCTATCTTTTAAAGTAGTCTTGCCGAAGTCGGTTAAAAGATTGTCTTTACTGTAGTCCATTATTCTTTATCCATCATAGGAGCAGTAACAATAGGTTCTAATTCATCTTGCATTTTTTCTGATTCCGTTACTGGAACAAGAATTTCTACACCTTCATAACCATGTGTAATGTAGTGTTTCTTTTTTCCAAAGATTCTATTCCAACCTTCTTTATATTTTTTAGTTGGTTTATGTATGGGATTACCAAACATATTAAGGTTCTTACCTTTATATCTTTTATCCCAATTATTATCCGCCATACATTTTTATCCAACCTTTAGCTTCTATTTCCCACTCTATATCTTCTTTACTTTTATAATTATCCATAT